AGGATTAAATAACTTGTTTGGAGAAATTAACTGGTTTTATTGCACGGCTGCATCTGATGCAGTTAACAGAGTTGTTACTTATAATTACTTAGACTCTAGTGCTAAACGTCCAATTTGGACAACAGGAACTTTACCTCGAACAGCGTGGCAAGATTCTGCTGTATTTGATAAACCACATGCAACATTTTATGATCCAACAGATAACGCCTCTACTGAATGTATTGGAAATACTGATGGTATTACTATATACTATGAACAGGAAACAGGGACCGATCAAATTAATTCTGGTGGTATTGTAACTGCTGTTATTGGAACTATTACATCTGGTGACTTTGACATTACACAAAGAAGAAGTAACACAGGAGCAACTGTAGGTATGCCAGATCTTAGAGGAGATGGTGAGTTTATTATGAGAATACAAAGATTTATACCAGATTTTATTTCACAAACAGGAAATACTAGAGTTAGTTTTGTAACAAGAAATTATCCAAATAGTTCTGCAACGACTACAAATTTTGATGTAAGTTCTACGACAACTAAGAAAGACACACGACTTAGAGCTAGATCTATTGCTATTAAAGTTGCCAACACTACAACTAATGAAGATTGGAAACTTGGTACATTTAGATTAGATATTTCACCAGGAGGTAGAAGATAATGGTAGCATTTTATAACAAAGCTGATCAAGAACTTTACAAACAATTTCAATACCTTCCTCAAGAAGAGTATAGATTAGGTCTTAATCTACCAAAAACCGAACAAGCAACAAATTCTATTAATACTACATTTGGTATACCTAATACAAATGCTTTTACTAGATCAGGTTCAGGAGTAAGTGGAGGTAATGCTTTTGGTTATGGCAATGCTATAAATCCAGCAGATCCTAGTGTTATAACATCAGGTCCATACGCTGGACAATCTGGTTACTACGGTTCTGCAAACTATACTGGAGGTCTTCCAGGAAACGTACAACAAAGTGGACCGGGAAGATATTTTGATTATGGTCAGGTTAACGAAGATGGTGAGTCAGTTTTTTATAAAGACTATACACTTCAACCAAGAAAAACCGTACCAGGATTTTTAAGAGCGGGCGCAGCGTTTGTTCCTTTTGGAAATTTTGCACTCAATCAAATAGAAAAAAAAATGAACCCTACAAAGGGTTTAACAGCATCAGAAATTGATAAAAATTATATGGGTAGTTACGGTATTGCAGGTTTAAGTGATGCACAAAAAAGGGCTTACGATAATTTAGCGGGACAAGGAATGTTGTTTGACGGACCTGGTGGATTAAAAACTTTAACAGGTAAAAATTTTACAGGTAAAGGTTATTTGGAAGGTCAACTAGATATCTACAATAAAGAATTTACAAAACCAGATGGAACTATGATGACTGAAGAAGAAATAACAGATTTAATAGCTAAAACAAAAGCAGACCCAAGAAGACAATTTAAATATAAACAAATGTTAGAAGCATCACAGATGTATAAAACAAATAAAGCACAAGAAAAAAAAGCTGTTCAAGATGCAGAAATAGCAGCAAAAAAAGCAGGTGTAAGAGACACAAAAGCAGCTAAAGACTTTATTGCTAAAAACCCTAATTATGGCGATGCAGGAGCAAATATAAATCCTGGTAGCGGTGGTGGAAGTGGTTATGATCCTCAAGCAGATTATAGTGGATCAGATAAAAGATCACAGGATAATAGAAGTTCTGATCTAGGTTTTAGTGATATTAGATTAAAAGAAAATGTAGGGTTAATAGGTAAGTCACCATCTAACATAAACATCTATAAATTTAATTACAAAGATAGCCTAACAACATATCAAGGGGTAATAGCTCATGAAGTGCCTTGGGCATCAGTTAAACATTCCAATGGTTATATGATGGTAGACTATAATAAGATAGACGTAAACTTTAAAAAAATATAATGGCAAAAATAGTAGAATCATTAACTAGAGCAGAACCAGAATACAGTCAAAGAAATATACAGTCTTTGGTTAGAGATCTTGACTCTGTAATTACAAAATTAAATAGTTCGTTTCAAGAGGAAGTAAAGCAGGAGATAGAAGCTAAAAGTTTCTTTTTAGAATAATGGCAGTAGTAAACCAATATAAATTTTATGGTAAAACAACAACGGCTGCCGAAACTGTATCAATGCTTTCTCCAGCTGTTAATGAAACTATTATAATAAAATCTTTAAGAGTTACTAATAAATCAGGTTCTAATACACCTACGGTAACTATTAAAAACAACGCATTTGAGATAGTAAATACACAAACATTAGTAGCTGCTACTAGTGTAGAGATATTAACTTTACCCTTAATTGTAGAGGGTGGAACTGTGTTATCTTATACTACAGCTGGCACTGTATCTGATGGGGTGGTGTTTGGTATTAGTTATCTTAATATATTAAAGGAGAAAATAGACTAATGGAAATAAAACAAGCAAAAGTAGAAACAACTTATAGACATAAAAAAACTGGTGAGCTTTTTAAGGAAAGAAAAGACTGGGAAAGTAAAGGTTTTAAGAACGAAGACATGGCACAAGATGTAAAAGTTATAATGCCACCTCTTGATTTGTTCTCAAAAACCAAGTAAACATAGGAATTAAGGTAAAATTATGGCAATATCTAGAATGCAAGAACCCAGACAATTATATGGATTAGGAAGTATCGTTAAGAAGGCGGTACGAGGCGTTAAGAAAATTGCTAAGAGTCCACTAGGTAAAGCTGCTATTGGTGGTGCATTGGCATTTGGTATACCAGGAACAAGCATAGGTGGCTTACTAGGTAGGTCTTCTTTTGGAGGAGCTGCAAAAGGTTTATTTGGAAACACTGGTGGTCTCGGTGGTTTGTTTAATTCTGCTAAAGCAAGTCTTGCAGGCAGATTTGCAGGTGGTAAAAATTATGGACCTTATACAAAGTCTGGAGGTTTTCTTAGTTCATTAAATCCTTTTGGTGGTAACTTTAGTGGTAAAAATGCATTTCTTACAGCAGGTGCTTTAGCAACTGCAGCACCTTTTATAGCAAACGCTTTTGGTGAAGACGAAGTAGAAGAAGATATCGACGTTATGGATGTTGGTGCTATTAGACAAAGTGCAAGAGATTATTACATGGGACTTGGTGGAAAAAATTTAGCATTCATGCCACAAAAACAATACGTACAGTCTAATTTTTATGCAGCTGATGGTGGTAGAGCAGGTTATGCTGATGGAATGATGGTTGAAGATGAGGAAGAAGAATTTATTAGAACAGATGCAGGTATGTCTCGAAGACAACCAAAAGCATTTTTAAATATGGGTGGTGGTGCAGGTAATGCACAAGCAGAACAAATGCTTATGGCAGAATTTGTTAAATACAAAAACAAAGGTGGCACATTATCTTTTGAACAATTTGT